ATCCTGCCTGTCATGGCTCGGCGTATCTGGGCAACTGGCACGAGCGCAAGCAACATTGTCGGACTGATCTAATGTTGCTGGGACTCAACATAAAGCTACCCAACCTGCGGTCAATGGGTGGGTATGTACCTGTGCCGGGTGCTCCGTTTATTGTTGATGATTCCAACGGCACTCAATACACCATCAGCCTGCCTGTCAGAGACAGTTCAGGTGCTGACTACACTGTTGCCAGTTCCGTCAAGACAAGCGACGGGACGGAATACTACCCAATTTAGGAGTTAAGCCGTGGCCGCTTGTAGTGCACCTGGATGTATGAGCGCAGCAAATAATGCTGGCTTGTGCTGGGCGCATCGCTCTCGGCTGCGTCGGTATGGATCGTTTGACCTGCCGAAAAAGAAGTCATTGTTTGAGATGTTCGCCGAGTCTGTTGAGGTTGATGAGCCTGATAAGTGCTGGCTGTGGACTGGCAATGTATTGACGACAGGCCTTGGATATGGACGAGTAAATGTCAATCGAAAAAGTTATTTGGCGCATCGGCTTTCGTATGAGTTTTTGAATGGCGAACTGCCAAAAGACAAGCTGGTCCTGCATCACTGCGACAATGCTAGATGCGTAAATCCTCATCATCTGTATGCTGGAACGCATCAAAACAATGCTGTTGATAGAGCGTCTAGAAAGCCAAACAGTTTTGCTCATGGAGAGAAGTCTGGCCATGCAAAGCTGACTGATGATCAGGTAATCTCAATCCGGCAAGACAGTCGTTCTTGCTATGCCATTGCTAAACAATACGGTGTTTCTCCAGGCTTGATCAGCATGGTAAAGAACCGTAAAGTCTGGAAACATTTAGGAGCTTGACATGCCACCAGCATACGAGGTGCTTCTTCTCAACACAGCCGTACCGCAGATCCAAGCTGCACAGGCGGGTGACACATACGTCGTCCCGAGGGACATTGCGGTCAATGCCAACATGACCGTTACTGGGAATGTGGGGATTGGGACGAGTTCGCCGGGTGCGAAGCTGGAAGTAGACGCTGGTACAAACACAGACATTCGCGTCAATACTAGTGGCTCTGGTTATCTCCAGCTTGGGCAGTTTACTAATGGCGCATTTATCGGGACATCATCAACCGACCCGACTGCTGGTATCTTGCGCCTTGGTACAGGAGGAACGACTCGCGCCACCCTCGACTCCTCCGGCAACCTCGGCTTGGGGGTGACACCGAGTGCTTGGAGAAGCACAACCAAAGCCTTTCAAGGGACTGCTGGTGCAATATATGACTTCAGCACAACTGGAAAAGGCATTACGCAGAATGCGTACCTAAAAGAAGCTCCAGATGCGTGGGCTTATGTTAACGACGGTCATGCTACTCAATATGACACTGGGTCAGGTGCTCACGCTTGGTTCACCGCCCCCTCCGGCACCGCAGGCAATGCGATCAGCTTCACCCAAGCAATGACGCTGGATGCGAGTGGAAATTTGCTGGTGGGGACGACGAGTGCATCTTATAGTGCGGCAGGTCGTGGCCTTATAGAGGTGAACGGGTCTTCCTCGTTTCTTTACGCCGGAAAAATTGGTGATGCACAAACTGCCTATTTTGGAGGTTCGGCATCTACTGTCGAGCTTGCAACGGTTACAAATATCCCGTTAGTTTTCCTCACCAACAACACCGAACGCGCCCGTATTACCAGCGGTGGGGATGTTCAAGTCTCGTCGGGCGGCAGTGTTCAGGTCGGCGGCACGGCGGCTCGTGCGACAACGGCAGGGACAAACCGAATCGACATTTTCGACGGCACAGCCCCTGTTGGCACTTTGGCAAACGGTGTGTCTTTCTACTCAGCCTCCGGTGAAGCAAACGTCATGGACGCAGCCGGGAATGCCACGCTGCTGTCTCCGCACGATTCTGAAACGAACGAATGGATTTTCCGTTCCAAGCACACCCCGACAGGAAAAGTCCTGCGGATTGATGTGGAGCGTCTGCTCCGTTTTGTTAACGACCACTTTGGCCTCGATGCGGTCAAAGAATTTGTAGAGGAATGAAAATGAGCGTTCAATGGATTATCGAATGGATGAAGACAACCCCCGAATCAGCAAACCCTGAAAAGGCAGTAATCACTGTAGGCTGGCGCTGCAACGGCACGGAAGTGGACGGTGACAAAACCTACAGCGGCACGGTCTACTCGACCGTCAGCCTGCCTGCTGCCGATCCTGCGTCGTTCACCCCGTACAGCCAACTCACGCAAGAGCAAGTGCTCGGCTGGGTCTGGGAGAACGGTGTCAACAAGGACGCAACCGAAGCGGCTGTGGCCGGTCAGATCGAGAACCAAAAGAACCCGAAAGAAATTCAACCTCCTCTGCCGTGGGCTGCCTGATGAAAGAGTTCACGATCACCGTCACGGTTGAAGAGGCCAACATCATTGCAATGGGCCTGGGCAAGCTGCCCCTAGAACTCTCCGTTGCAATCTGGACCAAATTGCGAGAACAGGTTCAGCAGCAGGCTGACGAGGAAAAATGAGGATTGCATTCGGCAAGTGGACACCTGACCGTCCTGGTATCGCAGGAGGTCTGACAGAGGCTCTCAACTGCCTTCCTGTAGCTTCTGGGTATGCTCCACTGCCGTCCAATGCAGACCTCTCCACAAGTGCCTCAGAAAGCCTTCTGACGAGTTTTATCGGAAGGCTAGGCACTACCACTACCCTGTTCGCAGCAGGCGCAACAAAGCTGTTTAGATTCGATCCAGCGGACTCTGGGTTGGATGATGTCAGCCGAGCATCTCCGGCGTATACGTCAACTACGTTTTGGACGACGACTCAGTTTGGATCTGTGGTTATCGCTGCGAATGGGATAGATGAGATTCAAGCGTGGGACATGGGATCGAGTACAGCGTTTGCTGACCTTGCTGCTGCTGCGCCAACTGCTCAGTTTGTGACCGTTGTCCGGGATTTTGTTGTTGCTGCCAAGACTGCGAGCAATGTTTCAGAGGTCTACTGGTCGGATATTAACGACGAGACGAACTGGACTCCTGGTGCTGGCAGTCAGTCGGACTCCCAGGTGATTCCCGATGGCGGTGAGATCCGTGGGTTGACTGGTGGTGAGTTCGGGATTGTGTTGCTGGAGAGAGCGATTGCGCGGATGACGTATATCGGCTCTCCGCTGTTTTTCCAGTTTGACATCATCTCTCGGAATCTCGGGTGCTTTGAGTCTAGGTCAGTTGTCCAGGTTGGGCCGTTGACGTACTTCCTGAGTGACGATGGGTTCTTTGTGACCGACGGTCAAAGTGTCCGACCGATTGGGAATGAGATTGTTGATCGCTGGTTCTTTGACAATGCAGACCCGTCTCAGTTTGACAAGATGAGCGCTGCTGTCGATCCGGTGAATAAAGTTGTGGTCTGGTGTTTCAAAGACATTTTCAATGTTCAGCAACTGTTGATTTATAACTACTCAGTGGACAAGTGGAGTCATGGAAACACAACCGCTGATTTCATCTCAACGCTTGCGACTGCCAGTTATACGCTTGAACAATTGGCAAACGTATCAGCCAGCCTTGATGCTTTGCCAGCCTCCCTGGATTCCCGGCTATGGGCTGGTGGCAAGCTGGTTCTCGGTGGTGTTACGGCAGATCAATTAGTGACCTTTGGAGGCGCTAATCAGACTGCTGTACTCACCACAGGGGATGTTGAGGTTGAAGCCACAGAAACGATTCTGACGCTTGCTAGGCCCATTGTTGATAATGGATCTGCCACGGTTTCTGTTGCTGCACGATCCAGGCTTGACGGGAATCTTAACTATACGTCTCCGGTTGCTGCTGACAGCGAGAACAGGATTCCGCTGCGATCTAGGGGTAAGTATCACCGGATCTCGTTGACGCCTACGGAGTCTTGGAATACTGCTGTCGGTGTGGATGTTGAGGTCAAAGCGGTTGGTGGTCGCTGATGTTTCGGAGACTGCCTCAACAGGGTGGTAGTCCGAGAGACGTATCCGAGATCGTCAACCGGATTCTTGACGGCAAGATCAACTCTGTTGGGTTGATCACTCTCGACACAGGTGGTGCGACCACTACTACGCTGCTGGATGAGCGTATCAGTGAGGACAGCATCATCCTGTTCGCTCCGTACTCTGCGTCTGCGTTTACCGATGGAGTGCCATACGGAGCGTTTCAAGACGACACAGACCAGTCTGCGACGACGACTGTTGATGCGTATGCGATGTCGTTCAGCACGACCGACTTCAGCAATGGGGTTTCGATTGTCTCAAACTCGCAGATTACTGTATCAAGTCCTGGGGTATACAACCTCCAGTTCTCTGCTCAGTTCACGAATACAGACTCACAGATCCACGACGTAGATGTTTGGTTCCGAAAGAATGGGACCAACATCGCAAGCAGCAATAGTCGATTTTCCGTCAATGAACGACATGGATCAATTGATGGTCATCTTATTGCTGCGTTGAATTTTTTTGTTGATCTGGATTCTGGTGACTACGTTGAAATCATGTGGGCAGTGACTGATACGTCAATCAGACTAGAGTATTTGCCGTCACGAACGGGGCCGGATGTTCCTGCAACGCCTTCTGTGATTGCAACAATCCAGATGGTTTCTGAGTCTTCAACGTCGGATGTATACGCATCCAATCAGACGCAAGGCCAGTGTACCGTCAATCACTTTGCAAACAGCACCGCGAACAAGTCTTACAAGTATGTCATCCTCGGTTAGGGTCTTTATCGAGCCTCAGAACCTGCGACAGGTCTGGGATTATGTTCGAGAGGGTCTAATCAAGGTCAAGGAAGCGAGTTTAGATCCTTGGATACCTGAAGACATCTACTGCGACTGTTACACCGGAAAATCAATGTTATGGCTGATGCTGGAAGACGGTCAGCCTGTAGGTTTTGGTGTGCTTCAGCCTGTTGGCGATTCTCTGCATATCTGGGCAGGATATGGAAAGTTTCTGATGGGAGATGGTTTCCGTCATGCAGAGGAAATTGCTAAATTGGGTGGGGTGCGTAAAATCACGTTTGAGTCAAACCGTCCAGGATGGGCGAAAATGGCTGAGAAACACGGCTACAGGCCCGTCAAATGGGCGAAAGAGGTGTTAAATGGCTAGCAGATCGAGTCCTAGCACGACTGAAACAAGGATTGACCCAAGGCTTGTTCCGTTTGTTGAGCAGGGTCTGGGTGCAGCACAGAATCTGTTTCAGACTGGACAGCTACAGTATCGAGATCCGCAGACGGGTGAGATGCGAGCAGGGTATGTCCCACAGTATTTCGGTGGACAGACCTATGTCGGACCGTCTCAGTACACTCAGCAAGCGATGGAACTCGCAGCGCAGAGGGCTCAGGCAGGCTCTCCGCTGGTCAGTCAGGCACAGCAGAGTGTCCAACAACTTGCCGCGGGTGGTGGTCCTGGTGCTGCTACTGCTGCGGGTGCGTATCTGGGAATGAATCCATTTCTACAGGGCACGTTCGAGGCTGCTGCGCGACCGATCACCTCTCAGTTCCAACAACAGATCCAGAATATCGAATCCCAAGCCTCTCGCGCTGGTCGATACGGATCTGGTGCGATGGGTCAACTCCAGTCTGGTGCGGCTGAGAGTCTCGCCGCCAACCTTGCTGGTCTGGGTGAGCGTCTTGGCTTTGCAGGCTACCAGCAAGAACGTGGTTTGCAGGAACAGGCTCTGGCTCGGCAACAGGCTGCAATGTTGCAAGCGGCTCAGTTGGCTCCCGGTCTTGCTGAACAGGATTATCTTGGTGCACAGCGTCTGTTGCAGGCTGGTCAGTTGGGTGAGCAGTATCAACAACAGGAACTCCAGGACGCTATCAACCGATTCAATTTTCAGCAGCAAGCACCTTTCCAGGCTCTCCAGCAGTATTTGTCCTATCTGGGTGGTGTACCTGCGGGATCTCAGCAGGTTACGCCTGAATATACCAATCCTGCCGCAACTGCATTGGGTGGCGCTGCGTTAATTGGCGCCTTTAATCAGCCAAGGACAAATCTTGGTTTGACTGCTCAGGGGAATTAAATGGCTGATCCGATGACCTTGGCAATGGTTGGCGCTGCTGCTGGCGCTGTCACCAACAAGAAAGATCCGCTGAAGGGTGCTCTGCTGGGTGCTGCTTTGGGCGGTGGTGGCGGTATGTTGGCCGGGGCTGGTGCTGCTGGTGCTGCTGCTGCGCCTAGTTCTGGCTTGTTGGCTGGCATTACCCCGATGGGCGTACAAGCTGCTGGAAGCCTTGGGGCAATCCCTGCTGCTGTTCCGGGTGGTGGTGCTCTGTTGTCTGGCGCTGCCCAATCTGCTGCTGCTCCGACTCTGATGTCTCGTCTTGCAAGTCCGCAGGCATTGCTTGCTGGTGCTCAACTTGCGGGTTCAATGACTCCGCAACAGGCGCAGACGGCTCCTATGCAAGCAACTCCAGGAAGACCGATTCCGATGGCATTCCAGCCTCCTCCGATGGCCATGTCACCTGTTGGGCGATACGGTGAGATGTTTCCGCTGAGAGAGGATCTCGGTGCGTTTGGTGTTCCCACCATGTTTCGGACGCAAGTCAGACCCGGTGAAGATGAAATGTTGTTGAACTACTTTCCGGGCCGGAGGTAAGTATGGACGGAATTCTTGATCGTCTGTTTCCTGCCAATCCAGTAATGGGTCTGCTTGGTGATGAAAATATGCTCCAACAGGCTCGACAACAGGGTTTGTTGGGTCTTGCTGCTGGCTTGTTGCAAGCGGGTGGTCCTAGCAGGACTCGCACGAATATCGGTCAGGCAATTGGTTCTGGATTGCTCTCCGGGCAACAGATGTATCAGCAAGCAGTCAACCAGCAGATTCAACAGGCTGGAGCTATGCAGAAGTTGCAAGAGGCACAGCGTCAGCGCCAACAGCAGCAACTTGTCAGCCAACTGTTGCCACAGGTGATGACGACTGAGCGTCAGCAAGCACTTACTACAGGCGCACAGGCTCCCGATCCTTTGGCTGCGCTAATTGGTGCAGCAGAAAGAGGTACGCTGGATCGACCCACCGTCAATCAGGCTGCGCTGAGTGCGCTGAGTGGCGCTCTGGGCGGCGATCCAGACAAGCTGAAAACGGTGTTTGAGGCGATCCAAACTAGGGTCGCATTGGGTCAGCCAAAGGAGGAAAAATCGTTATTTGCTGCGGTTGATCCATCCAAGTACACCCCGGAGTCAATTTCAGAATTTTCGAGGACAAAGGATTACTCTGTTCTCAGACCGACTGAAACAGAGCAATTTACAGGTGAGTATGCAAACATTGCCAGAGTAAAATTTGGAACTCCTAATATCGGTCAGTTGAGTCCGCAACAACGAGCAGAAATCGGTCAGGCTGCGCTTCAATCTGCTGCTGCCAATGCTACGCAGATCAATATGCCTAAAGAGGATGCAATTTTCAATAAGGTTATTGTTCCTAGAATTGCCGGTTTTTCAGAAGACGCAAAATCCTCGATGCGACAAGCTCAAGTTGCTGAAACAGTTAACAACTTGCTTAAAGGAGCGGGCGGAGGTGGTTTGGTCAAGCTGACCACCGACGTTCAGCGATTCCTTGGTATTAAGAGCGACACGGCGTCTCGTGATGACTTGGCTCAAGCCTTGGCAACGACTGCTGCTGTTGGTATTCGTGCAACAGGTTCTGGAGCGACATCTGATCTTGAGTTCCGCGCATTTATCAATGCCATTCCTTCACTTTCTAGGACTGAAGAGGGTCGTCAATTTATGGCAGATTATGCTCGTCGGATTGCTCGCAGAAACGCAAAACTGTCTGATTACGTTAATAAACTTGCGATGGAAGGCAGGTTTAGTGAGGTTGCCATTCAAGACTACGACGAAAGTCTTGGTGCGCTGTTGACTGAAGATGAGCGCGGTCGATGGTTGCCGCAAGCTGTTGCTCGTCCTGCTGCTGGTGGAGTTGCTCGTCAACAAGGATGGGTAAGGGACTGACATGACCCCAATGCAAAAAATCCAAGAGCTTGAGCAAGAGCTTTCGGCTGCTAAACAGGCTGGGAAACTGACCCCTGATGGTGAAAGGGTGCTGCAATCCTTGCAAAGCGGTAAGTCTGCTGGCTCGTTTGGCGCATTCATGCAAGGCTTGTCGCTGAATCTTTCAGACGAAGCGATTGGTGCAATCAGGTCATTTGTCTCACCTGTTCCTGGCGAGGTTGCATCGTATTTTCCTGGTATGACACCTCGTGAAGCCGGTATTGCGATGGAGCGTGGTGCACTTGAAAGGTATCGCCAAGAGTCTCCCGGTACTGCGATGGCAGCAGAATTGGGTGGAGCAGTCCTTCCAGGTCTTTTGTTACCAGGAATGAGCCTTGGCCGCGCTGCATTGGCTGGTGCTGGGTTTGGTGCTGTAAGTGGCGCAGGACAGGCTGAGGGTGGCATTACCGAGCGTCTTCCCGGCGCTGGTGTTGGTGCTACGCTTGGAGCTATTGGCGCTCCTATTGGTCAGTTGGTTGGTCGAGTTGCAGGCAAGGCAACGACATCGCTCGCTGATTCCATGTTCAGGACTCCAACGAGGGCCGGTGTTGATTCTGCTAGGCAAGCAGTTAGAGAAGCAATCGAGTCTGACGTTGGATCGCTGGATGCTGCCCTGCAAACCGTCCTAGAACGCTCAGGAAAGCCGTATACGCTCGCAGATATTGGTCCGAATACTCGTGCCTATCTGGATGCTGCTGCACAGCTTCCTGGGCCTGGAAAACAGGCTGCGGAAAAATTCTTGCGTGAGCGTGACCGAGGGATGCTGTCTCGATTGACATCCGATCTGCAAGACGCATTCGGTAGTCGAGCATCGTTTTTTGATGAATTCAACGCGCTGAAAGAGGCTCGTTCTGACCTCGGTGGCAAGCTGTACAAGCGAGCATTCCGTGTTGAGGTTCCAGTCAATAAAGAATTGACAGACATTCTCCGGACTCCGACTGCTCAGTCTGCGTATGAGCGAGCAGTCAGGATTGCTGCCGACAAAAACATTCCATTGCCGAAGGTGTCGATTGCTCCTGATGGCAAGTTGATCACAGAAGCCGGTGATGAGGTAAAAGGCATCAACACCGAGTTTTTGCATTTTATCAAGATGGGTCTTGATGACCTTGTGTTCACTGGAAAGGCTCCACAGAGTGGGATTGGTCGCACAGAGCTTGCTGGTCAGAAGGATGTTCGTCAGCGTCTGTTGAACATGGTGGATCGCAATAATCCGTCCTATGCTCGCGCTCGGAGTTATTGGGCAGATGAAACTGCTGTGATGGATGCTATGACAGAAGGCAGAAAGATCATGTCTTCTGCTCCGCAGACCATTGCAAAGCAGATCGACGAAATCACTGGTGACGTTCGCAAGATGAGCGGTTCTGAGAAGGAAGCATTCCGTCTCGGAGCGATGCAAGGCTTGCTTGATCGGATGGGTGGTGAGCAAGTCGGTGAAACTGTGCTTGGCGGCACAATGGCTGATGCTAAAAAGCTATTGGATCGCAGGACGTTGAAAGCGATTGAACTGACCTTTCCGAACACCAGACTCGGCAAAGAGTCTTACGACAAGTTTGTGGACAATCTGACTCGTGAACTGGAGATGAAGATTACCAGTCAGCAAGTCACGGCTGGATCACAAACTGCTGGACGACAGGCTGCAATGGGTCGGATTCGTGGCGAGGCTGCGCGAGAATTGCCGACATCTACCACTGTGGCAGGGATTGTGGCTAATGCTCTCAGGCGGGATATGGGGGCTTTGGAAGAGCAGCAAGTACAGGCGGCATCAAACGAAATCGCTAGAATGCTCATCCAGCAAAGCCCACAAGAAATTGAGAAGATCATTCGTGACTTGCAGGGACGTAATGCGATGGATGTATTGCGTCAGCGAGTCCCGCAGATCATTGGAGCCATTGGCCGCGCGCCTGTCAGCCCGTTTGCAGCAGGTCAACTAGGTGGGTCGATGTCTGATACAGGCGCAGTACAGAATATCCTTCCCTCCGGACTTTTGATGGGGCCGTGACATGGCAAAGACAAAGATCAGTGAATTCGATACCAATCCAGACCTGAACACAGACATCAACTCAATCAACATCGCAGAGGGTTGCTCCCCTGCTGGAATCAACAATGCTATTCGACAGTTGATGTCAGACCTGAAGGACTGGCAATCTGGTGCTGATGACAAGTACATCGCTCCCGCTGGGACTGCTGCTGCGCCATCTTGGACGTTCAATGGTGATACGGATACCGGGTTTTACTCCGGGGGTGCAAATGTTATCGGTGTTGCTGTCAACGGATCGTCTGTTGGCACGTTTGCCTCATCTGGGTTTACCGGAAACATTACTGGCAATGCCGCTACAGTCACCAACGGTGTCTATACAACTGGCGCGCAGACGATTGCAGGAGTTAAGACTTTTTCAGACTCTCCTGTTGTTCCGACTGCATCTGTTGATGACAACACGACCAAAGCAGCATCCACTGCGTTTGTTGTTGCCCAGATTGCTGACGATGCTCCGACCAAAACCGGAACGGGTGCAAGCGGAACCTGGGGGATCGACATCTCAGGCAATGCTGCAACTGCAACAACGGCAACGACTGCAACAACCGCGACAACGGTGGCAGATGGTGCAATCACCGGAGCGAAGTTGAGTGGTGCTCAATCTGGATCTGCTCCTGTGTTCGGTGCTAGGGCATGGGGTGTGATTGACGGATCTGGGAACCTTCTTGCTGGTGGCAATGTTGCGTCTGTCAGTGGGACCAATCCTGCGACTGTTACGATGACCACTGCTGCGCCAAACACGAACTATGCTGTGGTGCTTGGTGGATATGGAAGTTCCGGTGCAACACGATATGCGTGTATTGGTGCTATAAGTAGCACGACGCAGTTCACCATTTTCAGTTCGTCCACTCTCCAGGGTGGGGTGTTTTTTGCCGTTTACTGGTGATGACCATGAGCGAAGTCGAGCAATTGAGAGCGCACGTTGAGAAGTTGGAGCACAAGGTGGATACGCTCAACGACAGCATCAAAGACCTCGCAGAAGCCTGGAAAACGGCCCAGACGCTTGTTGCGTTTATGAAGTGGCTTGCAGGTATTGGTGCTGCTTTGCTCGTGCTTAAAACAGCAATAGAAAGCTGGGTCAAATGATTCAAGCCCTAATTCCTGTTCTTGCTCCGATCCTCGGTAAGATCGTGGCTGCAAAGTTCCCTGATCCTGCTGAAGCGGCAAAAGCAGAAGCAGAGATGACAACTCAGCTATGGCAGAACGCCCATCAACTCAATGCTGCTGCTGCCGACATTATCAAGACTGAGGCGGCATCGTCTCATTGGCTGGCGAGCAATTGGCGGCCACTGACAATGATTGTGTTTGTGTGCCTGATTGTCGCTCGATGGTTTGGATGGGCGGCTCCCAATCTGTCAGAAGCCGAGTACATAAAGCTCTGGTCGATTGTAGAGTTCGGTCTTGGAGGATATGTTGTGGGCCGGTCCATCGAAAAGATTGCGCCGACTGTTGCTGAGGCAATCAAGCGATGAAGTTCGATATTTGCTTTCCGATGGTGATCAAGCACGAAGGGGGTTTCGTTGCTCACGAGGCTGACCCAGGTGGCATTACTAACCTTGGGGTCACTAAGGCAGCGTGGGAAGAGTATCTTGGTCGAGAGGTCACAGAGCAGGAGATGCGTGATCTCACCGTTGAGAAAGTCAAACCGTTCTATCGCAAGAACTACTGGGACCGGGTTAAAGCAGATGACCTGCCTCCCGGTGTTGACTATGCTGTGTTTGACTACGCGGTCAACAGTGGCCCAGCAAGGGCTGCTAGAACGCTCCAGGAATGCGTAGGAGCCACGAAAGACGGTGCGATTGGTCCTAAGACCTTGGAAGCTGTAAAAGCGCGTGACGCGGCTGAATTGGCAAAAGAGTTGTGCGACAAGCGTCTGGAGTTTCTCCAGGGTTTGCCACACTTCCCGACCTTTGCTAGGGGTTGGACACGCAGGGTCTTGGAAGTGTCAAAAACAGCGAGTGAAATGGCTGAACCGTGATTCCAGTAAAGACAGTCAAACTGAACGGTAGGAAGTGGTCGATTGAGGTTGTCGATTACATTGACTGTGATATTGACTGCATTGGATTGTGTGACCCTGGTCAGAGAAAGATATACATCAAAAAAGGTGAACTCGGGACACTTCAAGACACGTTATTTCACGAGATGATTCACGCTGCTTGCCCATCTCTGACCGAGGAGCAGGTCGCAGAAGTTGAGCGAGGAGTGTACGCATTTCTTGCTGACAATCCTACGGTCAGGAAATGGCTTTTCAAGCATGAAGCTGATCTCCGACGATGAGTTCTGGGCTGCATATGAGATGGACCCCAGTCCAGCAGCAATGTCCAAGCGCACTGGACTCCATGTCAGATCGGTGATCGACAGGCTCAGGCGACACGGGATTCCAGCACTGGATCGTCCATCAGATCGTGTGGAGGCTCTCAAGTCAAGGATGGGAGCGACTGGCAGGCTTGAAACCGAGCTACAGAACGGAAAGGTGGTTGTGTTTTCCGATGCTCATTTCTGGCCTGGATATGTTTCTACAGCCTACCGTGCTTTGTTGAAGGTGATCGAGAAGGAAAAGCCATCCATAATCATCTGCAACGGTGATGCGTTTGACGGGGCTTCCATCTCTCGATTCGGCAGGCAACAATGGGCAAAGCCTCCATCTGTCAGGGACGAACTGAAGGCGGTTGTTGAGAGCCTAGAGAACATCGAGAAGATTGCTAAGGGAGCCAAACTGTACTGGCCTATTGGCAATCACGACGCAAGGTTCGAGTCCAAATTATCCAACCAAGTAGGTGAGTTCGAGGGTGTTCCAGGCTTTCAGTTGAAGGACCACTTCCCATTCTGGACGTTTTGCTGGTCGGTCCATATCAATGATGTTGTCGTGAAGCATCGCATCCGTGGTGGTGTCCATGCCACTCGTAACAACACGCTGAACTCTGGCCGCACTACGGTTACAGGCCACCTCCATCAACTGAAGATCACCCCGATCACTGACTACAACGGCATTCGATACGGCATTGACACAGGCACTCTGGCTGATCTGTATGGACCTCAGTTTGAGTACCTGGAGGACAGTCCTGTTGACTGGCGGTCAGGCTTTGTTGTTCTGTCCTTTAGGGACGGAAAGCTACTTTACCCACAGATCGCACAGGTGCGGTCTGAGGGCGAAGTCGAGTACCTGGGCGACATTATTGAGTGTTGATCAGTCGGTTAATGTACCACTGAGCCTTTTTCAGATCCTCCACACCACCCTTCTGCTTCCACCTCCACAGGTACTTGATTGCGTTTGCAGTGCAGATCGCATCGAGTCCTTGGAGGTCATGGCAAGCAGCGGCTAGAGCGTCTATACACTCGATCTCACCCTGTTTGTAGTGGGTTGGGTTGACTGGATCAGAATGGGAGGTCATCGTCCATCCCCGGCTCTCTGGATTTCTTAGGCTCATCCCGTGGTTCCATCAGGCTTGCCCAGCCATCCCAGTTGAGAGGGATAGTTTCAAGTTTGAGCGACATTTTGCCTGACTTGGTTTGGATGACAGATCCGATGCGAATCCACTTGGTTTTCTCTGATCCGTCTTTGGCTTGGTACTTCTCACCCGCTGCGGTCACTTCGTATAGGACTGGCACTTGTCAAACTCCTTTTGAACATCGGTTAAAAATGCAATCACGCCTTGTTCCAGTTTGGCGATTTCTTCTGGTTTTGGCTCGAATCTGACCACAAAAAGCTGAAGATGCTCAGGTAAACGGTCATCAAACGACACAAAATCGCACCATTTCCTACCTGTGCAGGACAATTGAGCAAGCATCTGCCGCTTATACTTTGTTGGGACTTTGCCCTCCAAGATGTAGTCGACGTGTGTAATGCTATTTGGAACCTTTATTTCGACAAGCCCCTCATCACCAACCAGTCCATCGGGTGATGCCCCGAACCACTCTATAGTTGGATGCTTGTAGAACCCTGCTTTGTCCACAAACCCGTGTTTGGCCTCGTATGCCATTCGTGCGACAGGCTCCAGGTCTACACCTCTCTGCATGGCTGCGGATGAGAATGACTCCTGCTGTTGTCCTGTCAACCGTTCTGTCACAAGCTGGATGAGGTAGTTCCGTCTGGCTGCTGTGTCTGGACCTGCCAGCGCATCGTTCATGCGTGATGCGGTAGCAGATCCAAGCCTGGCAGCGAACCAATCATCGGTCCGCTGTTCCATCATGCAATCTCCATCAGTTGCGTTTTGCGAGCATCTTTTGCTGCGTCGATAGCCTTGAGAGCCTCAGAATCTCCCTGGAAGGCTTTGAAAGCCTTGGCATAGATGGATTTCAGATCTTCCATCGTTTGAGCCTCTGAGAGCGTTTTAACGGCTGATGAGGCATCCAGTTGTTTCATAGGCTTTTTGGATGCAGCGTTGCCGTCGTCATCTTCTGGAGCGATGCCGGTGATGGCCATCAGGCTGTATCTGCGAGCGTAGGTCAGTGCCGACCCGTAACCCTGGGCATCCTGTTTGGTAGCAGGAACGTGGAGCTTGCCACCGGAAAGAGTCTCACCGGACTCATGGATCAGCATGGTTTCGACGATGACTCCGTTGTCGCACTCATGGGTGAGTTGAGTCAGGAAGATTCCGTTCTTGTTGAGTCCGTCGATGACAGCCTCGACGACTGCGGAAAGATCAGCGTACTTGCTGCGGAAGTGCGGGTTGCTGCTGGTCTTGAGTGCTGGCCCGAATGCTTGCTGAGCTTTGACGAGCGCGGATGCGATTTGCTTCATGATCTGTCCTCTCCGAAATAGGTTTCCAACCGAATTTGCGCCATGTTTGGGTTACGTCTGTGGCGGCGGCGCACACCCAGACGAATTCAGGATCGTTCACAGAGCAAGGAACCCGAACATCACCGCTGCAAACAAGATCCACAGAGCACCGCCAATGCTGTACTCCAGGAGCTTGCGTTTGTTCTGCTGACGCTCTTCCCACTGCTGGACCTCGTACTCCCAGCGGTTTTGGTCATTCTCCCTCATGGCTAACCTCGACTTTGATATTTTTAAGACAAATCTTGATGTCAATCGCAGCGTCAACCCGTGACAGGAAGTCGATCGGGCAACGCTCGTCGAACGGCAACTTGTCTGCCCACTCCAAGACTTCGAGTGCTGTTGCTAAGGTCTTAACGTCAATCATCTCAATCCCCTGTTGTGTTGCGATGGTTGTCATTCTGCACACTTGTTTTTGGGTTGTCAACAACTTTTTTTTGACGTTTGTTTGCAACATCTCAACCCGTAGTGTACCATCGCGTCAGGAGGTGTCAACATGGACGCAAACACAAGTCTTAGGGTAGCAGCAGCATATCTGGGTGGATTGGGTCGACTGGCTCTCAAGCTGGATCTGTCTCGACAGGCGATCTACAAGTGGCGTGACAACGGGATTCCGCTCAAGAGGGCGTTGGAGATTGAGCGACTGACAGAGGGTCGAGTCAAGGCGTCTGATCTGTGTCCTGGAGTGTTCAATGAGCCTGACCGTACGAAGCAAAGCGCATCTGTCTGAGCAGGGCTACATCGTGGCCACAGTCGAGCATTACAACGCTTTCACTAAGCGCAAGCACGATCTTTTTGGGTGTATCGACCTGCTGGCCATCGGGAACGGTGAGACTGTAGCAGTCCAGGTGACCAGCAAGTCCAACCTATCAGCCAGGCGACACAAGATCGAGGAAGCGGAAGCCTACCCAGAGATGCTGAGATCAGGCTGGAGGGTGATCCTGCATGGTTGGTACAAGGAAAACAATCGCTGGAAACTCAAAGAGGAGGAGTTGTGAAGGTTCTTGTTGCTTGTGAGTACAGCGGGACGGTTAGAGATGCGTTTATTCGTGCTGGGCATGATGCGATGTCATGCGATCTATTGCCAACTGATATGCCGGGGCCGCACTATCGAGGTGATGTCAAAGATGTGCTTGATCAAGGATGGGATTTGATGATTGCCCACCCCCCATGCACTCATCTGGCTGTAAGCGGTGCTAGATGGTTCAAGGACAAGCAGGTAGAACAAGCCGAAGCTATCGATTTTGTTAGGCTGCTGTTGACTGCTCCGATCTCGCGGATAGCCCTAGAGAACCCGGTGTCGATCATCTCAAGCCGAATCAGAAAGCCAGATCAAGTGATTCAGCCTTGGATGTTTGGTCATGGAGAGACAAAAGCTACTTGTCTGTGGCTTAAAGAGCTTCCAAAACTTGTCCCGACAAACATTGTTAGTGGCAGAGATGCGCGGATTCACAGGATGCCGCCAAGCCCTAATCGTTGGAAGGAGCGCAGCAAAACGTACCAAGGCATTGCAGAAGCGATGGCTAACCAATGGGGGGGTCTATGATCATTCCGCTCATCAACCACGATGCTCGTGAGAAGGCTTTAGAGGCTGTCAGAGACGCTAAATTGGGCTGGGTGGTGTCTGTGTCCAAACCCAACAGGACAACGGCTCAAAACGCGCTTTATTGGGCTGTTTTGCATGAGATCGCAGATCAGATCAAGCCTGGGTCGGAATACAGCGCTGAGATTTGGCACTCGTACTTTAAGACTCTGTTCCTGAATGGCAGGGTGATTGAGCTTCCCAATGGAAACGTGATCGAGCAGGAACCAACGACGACAGGGATGACGACTGCTGCGTTTTCTGACTATGTGGAACGGGTGATTGCATGGGCGACGGAGAAGGGTCTGGTGTGGACGGACGACTTACGTGCTATGCGTGCGGAGAGAGACACGATTCAGCGATTGCCAAGCGTCTACCAGACGGAAGTGTAGTGGGCTTGCAGAGCAAGGAATTTGCGTTGTACTGCGAGGCTCAATACGTCTTGAGTAAGAGAAGCAAGGAAAAAAGGCGGGAGTATTTGGAGAAGGTAGAAAAATCACGCGGGATATCGGGGCGAGAGGAACTTCAACAAGAGATAACGAGGTGGTGGAATGTACAGAAACAAGGCTCTATTGCGAGCAGTGGCTAGTCTTCCTTGCCAGTTGTGCGGACGCGAAGGTGAGACACAAGCGGCTCATGCCAATTGGTCAGAGTACGGTAAAGGCATGGGAATGAAGGCGCACGACGTCTATTCCGCTGCGCTGTGTGTGTCCTGTCACTCCAGCATTGACCAGGGCAACAAGCTGACCTACGAGGAGCGGAAGGAATTGTGGGAAGCGGCATGGCGCAAGACCATGCTTGTGTTGTTTGAATCAGGATTGGTGAACATCAAATGAAAGCACGTATCCAATGGGCTACACCCGACATCGACCAGCAGATCCTGTACATCACAAGAGTGAGCAACCCTAGAGATCAGTCATCCGGCAAAACAGGGTTGTTGCGTTACCTGATGGAGCATGGTCACGTTTCACCTTTCGAGATGGCCAATGTATGTATGGAGCTTGAAACGACCAGGGACATCGGTCGGCAGATCTTGCGCCACAGATCGTTCAGCTTTCAGGAGTTCTCCCAAAGATATGCGAGCGTTCACTATCTTGAGAGCGCACAGGTCACGAGAGAGGCACGGTTGCAGGATGTCACCAACCGTCAGAACAGTCTGGAGAACAAAGATCCAGAACTACAGAGATGGTGGGATTCTGTCCAGGCCAACATCATCCAGACTGCGGACAGAGCGTACTCGGAAGCCTTGTCGAGAGGGATTGCCAAAGAGCAGGCCCGAGCAGTGCTTCCAGAGGGTCTAACGATGTCCAGGCTGTTTGTAAACGGGTCGATGAGATCTTGGATCCATTACCTAAAGCAGAGGCTTGACCCCACTACACAGAAGGAACACAGGGAGCTAGCAGAGCAGATCCTGGGGCAACTCAGGACTGTTGCGCCGATCACTATGGACGCTTTTTTTGGAGACAGTCATGCGTAAATTCATCTTTGTTGTCGGAATGTTGCTATCCAGTGCTGCTGTTGCCAACTGTGTAACCAGTACGTACTTTTACAACGGGAGAATGGTGGTTTGTACAACGTGTTGTTATGGAACCAATTGCACGACTACTTGCTTCTGATGTAAACTATCCTTGTTGGCGTAGGAACCGACAAGAGTAAGGCCACTATCTCATGCTCCTCGCCCACTAAGGTGGGTTCCTACCGGGGGGCAGCAGATAGTGGCTTTTTTCATTTCTACGCCAGCCGTTCCCCTCACGATAGCAAGAGCCTGCATGGGCTGCGAGGGAGAAAACACCGGCCAATCCTCACCCTGATTGCGAGCCGACCAGCCTGTCTGCGAGGGACTGGTGTAGACGTTGGAGCCAGCGGTGGAAGACCACTCCAACATCGAAACAATCGCAGCCTCCGGGTACTCTGGCCCTGTCACAGGATGACACAGGCGGGAGAGGTGGAAATCCCAGTGCTTCGCAAAAGTACTCGGCTCCACCCTGGGGAAGTTATGTCTCAAGAGATCAGAGACTATAGGTGAGTGAATTCCGATAGAAATAAATCACAACACAAGACACAAAAACAGGTTTACAGTTCTCAAAAAAGGAGAGCGTATGAAACCGACAGACGTATCACAGGACTGCTGGGATGACTTCCTAGCACACAGGAAGGCAAAGAGGGCCATTGTCACGCCCAGGGTGATCAACACTATCAGGCAGGAGGCACAGCTTGCTGGATGGACTCTGGAACAGGCACTCGATCACATGGTGATGATGGGCTGGAGAGGGTTTAAGGCTGACTGGGTTGAGAAAAAACAGGTTAAGCAAGACCTTTGGAACCACCTTACAGGCAAGAACATCATCGACATGGAGGAAGCCAAGTGCAAAGCTATTGCGAACGGCTGATCGACCGTTTTGGGCTCCTGTGGGGCAAGCAAAAGGTTCTGTCCAAATTTGGCAAGACAGCAGAGGAGATTGATCAGGCTAAAGCAGCCTGGGAAGCTCAGTTGAGATCAGTCCCTGCTGACACGATCAGGATGGTGCTAGACCACCTACAGCGAGATCCTCCAGATTGGCCCCCAAGCCTTGCTCAGTGGATACAGCTTTGCAAGCAGTTCAGAGCGGCAGAACACAAGCCTGCTGCGTTGCCTCCGCCAAAGCAGATCACAGAAGCAGGTCGCGAGATCATCGAGTCCGCTGTCTCCCAGATGCGTACCAAAGGGTTCGACTATATGCACTGGGCCAAGTTTCCCAAGTCAGCACAGGCCATCCTGCTGCTGGCAAGAGGAGCGAAGGAAGACAACAGGCTTGCAGACATCCTAGATCAACACATTGCAGACGGAGGTGCGAATTGCCAACCGGAAGCCAGGAAGCAGCTTGCGTACATCATCGAGAGCCGGGGAGTGTCAGTGTTGGTCTGATCTTCCTGTGTCCGCTGTGCGATGACTTCCACGTTAGGGATTTGCTATCGGAACAAGTTGATAAGTTAAAAAATACAATCAAAAAAGTTTACACAAACGAGAACTAATGTGAGATGATTATTCCATCGACAACAGGAGAGCAAAATGATCAAATACTTCAACGGTGATGAGCAGCTTGTAAGCGTCCATCCGGTAATGAATGCTGAATTTGTTGCTCTTGGCGGCGTTAAGTCTTCGGCTAATCGGTACGACAGCTTTCAAAGATTGGCTGGCAAGACTGCTGACGGTCGAGTTCTTCCGGTTGAGCGCAAGATTGAGTACAAAAAGTTTCCTAGCCTGCATAAGTGCAACGCTAAATGCCTTAACGGTAAGCATGACGGTGTTTGCGAGTGCCAGTGTGGAGGTAAGAACCACGGACTTGGTGTTTTTACACAGTTACTAGCAGCCTAAAGGACGAAACCCCTGCGGGGGTCTGCTGGTCAGGCCGGTACTGATGAGTCCAACAGGAGAGCAACATGGAAATCCAATCACACATCCAAGGCATCCCTTGCATCATCGTCGCTCGGGTTTGCGTCAACCGTGGTTCGTACAGCAGGGATGCTGCAAGCGACTGGGACTATTACGGGTACGAGGAGATTGATTTCGAGGTGTTGGACAGGAAGGGCTATAACGCACCATGGTTGCAACGGAAACTCACGAGTGAGGATGTCACCAGGATTGAGTCTGAAATCGCTAAGTATCTATGAAGCCAGACAAGCACTTTGTCGAGGAGCAGGCTCGGAGAATGACCGAGTTGCTCCAGATGAGGGCGGCGCTGCCGCACGAGGACTTGGAATACCTGGCTGAGCGAATCGAGAAGTTAAAAGATGAGCGGCTGAAGTCCTGCGTGGCGGCGCTGATCGGATGGGGTGATGACGAGCGAGCAGAAGTCGAGACGTTTGTTGCGATAGCGATTGAGGTGATGCGTCGGACGAACGTGGGGAAGTTGCGCGAGTGTGCTCGGATTGTTGAGATGAAGTTTTACATGAAGGAGATGCAGGAATGACACCAGACGAAATCATCAGGATGGCGCGGGAAGCTGGATTCGCGGTATTACTGCGATCCGAAACCGTAGACGGCGAAGGTGGGGTTTATGTCGAAGATGAAAACATCCTTTTCAAAGTGATGCGTTTTGCTGAGCTTTTTCAGCAGCATATGCGTTACGACGGTATCCACACTTGTCACGACCAGTGCCAGCGACCGGCGTGTGTGGCGACTAGGAACGCGGTGGAGCGGGAGCGAGAGGCGTGTGCTCAGGTGTGCCTTGAGGAAGCGCCGTCATTAGACGGACAGTTGTGCGCCGACGAAATCAGAGCAAGGGGTGAGAGATGAGCATTGAAGCAATGAAGCAGGCGCTGGAAGTGTTGGAGGAGATCAATCGACTCAGCATTGGCGAGAATGCTATCCCTTTGCCTGGTGAGATTGACGCGGCAATGGACGACATCCGCGCCGCTATCGAACAGGCAGAGAAGCAGGAGCCGGTGGCGTGGGTGTATGAATGGGACGGCAGAAAGCACCTTACCTTCACAGATCAACGGTTTGTAGAGCAGGCGCATCCGCATTTCAATAAGTCAACGCCACTCTACGCCGCACCGCGCCAATGGGTCGGGCTGACGGATGAGGAAATTTTGTACGAAATTCCAATAACAAAACCTCTGTCAATCACTTCATTTGCCCGATCCATCGAAGCAAAACTGAAGGAAAAAAATCATGGTTGAACTTCACTGGGCAACGATCACCCTGATCGGGATGATGTGCTTTCTCGCGGGTTACCGGATTGGAGGGATGTGAGATGAACATAGAAACAGACAAGAGATATATCGCAGATGGTGTGTATGCAATCAAAGCCTCACCGCCCATTTGTGGGTACTGGGTATTTCCATGCCAAGAAGACGCCTACGCCACCATGTTTGCGGCATATAGTCGGCCTAATTGGTTCCATCGCAAGATGATGAGCCTGCTTTTAGGATTTAAATGGCGGGAGAAGAACACATGAGTGAATGGTCTTTTCACGAGCAAATCGCGTTTTTACTTTTTGTATTTTGCCTTGGAGGTATTTTTGGTTTTGTTTTTGGTCATGGAGTGGAAAAAAATGAATCATGATTTAACAGACTTTCCAATCTGCCCGCATTGCGGCCACGAAGAAAAAGACGCTTGGGAAATCAACTTTGGCGAATGCTTCGACGGCGATACAGAGACCTGCTGCAATAGTTGCGGCGAAGACTATTTTGTCCGTCGCGACGTCCAGATTTACTACAGCACCCAAAAACTAAAGGAGCGCAACTTATGAGCGGAGATCACAATGCACAGCAAAACGACTTTTACCCTGATTGGATTTGCACCTGCGGAGACTTGACGACACTCGGCATTGTTCATCGTCAGGATGGGCCGTGTTACCACCCAGACAAACGTCCGTGGGTTTCACTGACTGATGAGGAGATCAACGCAATCATGCCTTACTGCCATAACGAGTTTGATCTTAATGAATTCAAAGAGTTTGCCCGCGCCATCGAAGCAAAGCTGAGGGAGAAAAATGTCGGTCTGTCCTGAGTGTGCCGGATGGAAGAGCAAAACACTGGCAACAAGAAAAGACACAAGATACAACTGGACCTGGAGGGCGAAAGAATGCCAAACCTGCGGGCACAAATTTGAGACTTACGAGATCAGCACAGAACACATCACGCCACCAGAACCCATCAACCCAAACGGAAGATTGAAAAAATGATTGACATACCGCTGGATGACATATCCACACACAAGATTCCAGAGCAATCGCTGATCAGTGCGGTGGTTGCCCTAGCAGTCAGAGATGCTTGCATTCCACCATTCAAGGACGAAAAGCATCTGAAAATGGCCTGGGACTGCACTACAGCGCACGATTTCCTGTGGACTGAATCACTCGACTCGTATTTGCATTGGCTGAATATCGACGTTGAGTATTTCAGGAGAAACTTAATCAAAACGATGGGGGATGACTCAGAGAAAACAATTGGACTGTTTTATCCGAAAGACAGACGAGCATTCAGGATTAACAAGAAGCTATGGGAACACGAGTATGAACGACTGGGTGGCCGGGTGGCTAGCTCTTCATCAAAAAATTGGCACACTGTGGAAGGTGTTGCAAGAAAAGGATTCGACGAAAGCCCAAGAAATCTTATTAGATATTCAAACGGAATCGAGGCTATTGTCCAATACCATAAAGTTAATTCAGGAAACTGATCATGCAAAGAATGTCTTTCGATGAACTCCACGTCAAAATCATCCAGTGGAGCAGGGATCGGCAGATCATCCCAAATTCAACCGCCAACGCTCAATTCCTGAAAGCAGTGTCAGAGATGGGTGAGCTTGCAGATGGTCTGGCAAAAAAGGACATTGCTCTGACCGCTGATGCTGTGGGTGATGTCATGGTCTGCCTGATCAACTTCTGTGCGCTGGCAAACCTGGACATCGTTGAGTGTCTGGAGGGTGCATACCAGCAGATCAAGGACCGCAAAGGCTTTCTGATGCCGAATGGTGTATTCATTAAGGACGTAGCATGAGAACAGCACAAAGCGTCTGGACGTATCGAAACATCATGTACGTCCCCCACTGGCTAAAAAAAGGAATCTGGGTCAGCCCTGGGTATCCAAGGGTTCACCAAGTCGAGTTTGATCGAAAGCGTCTACAAAAACTTGGGGCAATCGAACACACATATCCGCTGTTTGCACGAGCTTAAAAATTCGGGATAATGGTGGGACTCTCCTCCCCCCGTTATCCCCCTATCGTTGGGGGATTTTTTTATGGTTCCAAAGCTCATCCACATTGTTTGGGTCGGTGATCAACCAGAGCCGGAGGAAATCAAGTCATGGCACAAACTCAATCCAGAGTACGAGGTCCAAGTCTGGGGCAACGACAGTCTCAAGCGTGGGTGGAGGTTGGCAGAGCACATGGCACACTACTGGGAGAATCAAAAAGCGGGTGTTGCCGACTGTATGAGGTGGGAGATTCTTTACGAGTTCGGCGGGATTGCAATGGATGCGGATTCCGAGTGCGTTCGTCCACTGGAGGATTGGTTACTGCAGCCGGATGTCTTTGCCTGCTGGGAGAATGAGATCACCCGTCCTGGGTTGATCGCAAACGGCATTGTCGGAGCAACCCCGCAACATCCACTCATCGGTCAGATCATCCAGGATCTAGCAAACGAAAAGCCAGAAGGCCGGATGGCATGGCAATTCACAGGTCCAGTCAGGCTCACAGAAACAATCCATAGGCACAAGTACCGTGACATTACGATCTATCCTTCGCACTATTTCCTTCCAGATCACTTTAGTGGTTCAAGCTATCAGGGCAAAGGTCAGGTATTTGCAAAACAAGGATGGAAAAGTACAAGGGGGTCCTGGTGAATTTTTTGGTCACATCGGCTATCAATCAAGACGCAAGACGTCTCCAGGAGCTTCTAAAGACGTTTGAGAGCGTCTGGAACCGTTTTCCGCTGTCTACCATTCACTTGTCTGAAACGTCGCGTATACGCCCGTCTGATGCGTTTCTGAGCCATATCCCGAATCGTGTGGAGGTGATAGGGTTCTGGGGCGCAGAATGGATTGACAGAGCGCACGATACCGGTCTACCAATTGGGTTCGTCCAGAATGCGATTGAGATGCAGTCGCTCCAGAGGATGATGGATCTGCCGTTCTGGAACGACCGGACCTACAAACTGTCTGGCAGGTATCAGTTGACAGATCACTTCAATCCAAACGCTCACGACCTGGACAAGTTTACGTTCAAACATCCATTACGGACTGGGTTCAGCATGAGTCAGGTTGGGACTGAGGGGATGTTGATGACTCGGTTGTTTGGGTTTCCAACAAATCAGGCGCAATATCTCAAGTCTGTTCTGGAAAAGATTGAATCAGAGCACTGGCAGAGATGGTTGTCTGGTAAGGTTTTCGATATAGAGCACGGGCTGTACAAGCATTTGGACCACCAAAAATGCCAGTTTCTTGATAAAATTGGGGTTCGAGGTAGGATTGGGCATCTTGAACACATCGTCGAGGACTGAGATATGCCGATCAAGTCAAAGGCTCAACAGCGGCTCATGTATGCTGCTGCTGGAAGCAAAAAGGTTGCGAA